TACGAAGAAGAAGACGAAGAGTAGTGGTGCCTATCAAGGAGGCGAATTGGCCTGCCCTACAGGATTCGAACCTGTGACCTACTGCTTAGAAGGCAGTTGCTCTACCAACTGAGCTAAGGGCAGATAATGTATTATGCAGGGTGTTTAGTTGATTGTCAAGCCTATTTTGTATAAATATTAAATATCGTTGGACATTAATTGTCGGAAGTAAGTATAGATTTATACTGAAGCAACGCACCTAACTTTAAAAAGGAGGGTGTTATGGAAAGACATACAAGACTACTAGAAAAACATAGGAAGTCACAAGACCTAAAGAAAAAAGAACAGTCTTTATTTACAGCCAGAAAAGAGGTTGATATAAACGGAAGTGGAACAACTGGTTACAGAGTGAAACACGGCCCACACAAAGGCAAAGTTCTAGGTCACATTACAACAAAATCCACAAATAATTGGTAGATAATAAAAACCCACCTAGACTTTATAGTTAATAGTTAAACAAAGAAAAATAGTCTAGGTGGGAAAACAACCCTTTAAGGGTAACTCTAAATTTTGTAATTATTTTCTTTCATCATTTAATGGTAGATGTTCAAGTTTCATTATTTTTGGAAAACATACCTTACACAAATCAATAGGTATAGGTCCTAGTTTTCCAATTAGTGTTATATCTTTATTGTGTGTAAAAGATTTTTTACAAACATTACATTTTCCTTTTTTCATCATATAAGTTTTACCAATATAACTACCTGAAGACATAGTATTGCAACTGGAATGATAGTTCTAATCAACTCCATTGTGTGGTTGTATTCATCTAGTTTTCTTTCTAGTTTATTTCTTTTGTTTTTCATTATACTGCCTCCAACATTGACATAGGTACTGTATAGATTCTACCAGCTATGTCAACAAGACATTTAGATTGGTTGATTTTAGTAATCGTACCAGGAGTTTTTTTAGTTTTTTGAACAACAAATACTTTTTGTCCTAAAGATAATGAAGCTTTAGCATTCATAACTTTAACATCATTAATAAAACTTGTTAAAGCATTAAGTTCAGATAAGTTCATTTTTTTAATTTCATTTTTTACATTTATCATAATATAGTCCTTTTGTTTATTTTAAGTAAAGAGGACCAGTCCAATTAATAGGGTAATTACCCTCTAAGACATTTCCTCTAGGTTGATTTAAAGCAGGTGCATTGTAACCAGCAGGTTTTAAAATGTCACCGATTTTAAAATGTTTAAAGTCAGTTTTACATATAAAAGCAAATACACCATTTTCACGGATAACTTTAATATATTTTTGACCTTCTTTAATTGTGATTGAATCATCCCACTTAGCAAGTTGTTCTGTTGCATAAGCTGACATATCAGTACCTTTGATAGACCATTTAGCATAGTCTTCTTTGGCACCATTCATCATATTTGTGATACCTTCTTTAATTGTCTTGGCAGTTTTATTTACAGTTGTCATAGTTTTTAGTCCTTTTGTTCTTGATTTAATATAGCCATTATACCACAAATAATCATCATTGGCAAGCTGAAAAAGAATAAAATCCAATTCTCTTGTCCCATGCAAGCACCTGAACAATCTTCAATTGAACCGGTAGCTAATATTGCGAATATTAGAAATAATATTGAAAAAATAGTTGTCATAGTGTTTTCTCCTTTTTTTTGTTTATATAAAGTCATAAGCATATTCGTTATTAGTAGTATTATACATCTTAACAGTTGTATTGTCAAGCATTTTCTCCAATACTTCTTTTAAATTTTGGGCTAATACATTTACAAAACCTGGTGTAAAAGTAACAAATAAAGAACCATATAACATTTCTGATTCAGTAGCGCCACTTGATTTTGCAGCTTTTAAAATTAATTCTTCTTCTCTTAACTTATTATAAGCTTCAATATCGTTAAGTGATTTTTGATGTAGTGTTACCATAGTGTTTTTTCCTTTGTTAGTGTTAATCATTAGTGTATATCCTATCATACTGGCCACGAAAGTCAAGCCATTAAATAAATTATTTTGTTCTGGTTTTGTACTGGTTTTAAGCTTGATTTTTTTTATCTTCTTTTGAATATTTACTAATATGTTTATCAACATCATTTGTTCTAAATGCATTTTGATATGATGAATAGATAGACGATATTTTTGCGTCTCTCGGAGCAAAAGATTGTTTAAAAGATTTACTTCTCTTAAAAGTTCTTATTGTATGTTTATATGTATAAGTAGGTTTTTTATATTCATATACTGGCATTTGTATTTTTAAGTCACTATTATACTTTATTTCAGTTACTTTGTCGTAGTCTTTTTTTGCAACATTTAATTTTTTTAATACTGTTAATAAAATGTCGTGTTTATTTACTTCTTTTTTCATAGTGTTTTCCTTTGTTAGTGTTTTTTTCATTATGTGTCCATTATACCATAGATAAATATAGAAAGCAAGCGTTATTTACGCTTTTTTTAAAAAAAATCATGCAAAAAACCCTTATAAATCAACACTTTTTTATTTTTTTTGTTCTAGTTTTGTTCTTTTTAGTGTCCGGCTGCTCTGGAAAAGTCAAAAATTGCGAATTTTCGCCAGATTTAGAACGAATCGGCGAATCAGCGTTAGAAAATCAGGAAAATTTGTCGGAAACTGAATTGCGAGCTGCCAAAATGCGTTGTGACTTCTAATATAAATAGTATTACATGAAAAACTGTCAAAATTGCGGACATGAGTGTCATTGTGGCATGACTTGTTATCAGGATTACAAAGATGGCGAAGGAAATGATATTACAATTGATTGTTGTAAGATTTGCCGACACGATTCGTATATTGACGAAGAAAAATATAATATAGAAAGTTAATAATGACAAAAATGAGAATATTTAAGTTTTGGAATGAAGCAGGTGACGAAAAAGAAAAAGAAGCGATAAGTTTAAAGAAGGCTATACGGTCGGTACAATCTGACTTTAAAGACAGAATGATAAGTGTTGAGTATATCAGTAAAAAAGGTAAAGAAATGTGTCATAGCATATTAATACCAATTGGTAGAAGAATAAGACAAGCAATCATATCAGAGAAAAAACGAGCAGAATTAAAAGCTAAAGGAAGATAAATGCCAGCAGTCAGTAGAGTAGGTTTAGACCAACATAATGGTCACGCTAGTCCTACACCTAGTCCGTTTCATCAAACTCCTTATGCAACAGGTTCGAGTAATGTATTTACCAATAGTGCAAAGACTGTAAGAGTTGGTGATACTACTTCATGTGGTGACCCAGCCACGGCAGGTAGTCCAAATGTTTTTGTCAATGGTATAAAAGTACATAGAAAAGGTGACGCAACAGGTGGTCATGGTTCATGGGTTGCAAATGCTTCAGCTTCTGGTTCTGGTAATGTTTTTGCAAACGGCTAGAAAAACCTTATAAATATTACCGATATGGCAATCTATGATTCACAAACACAAAGTAAAAGTACACGAAATTCCAGACCATTTAGGGATATTGACTTAGACTTTGATAGAAACACAATTACAAATGATGTAAATGTGGTAGAAGATGTTATAGCTGTTAAAAGGTCAGTTAGAAACCTAATTCAGACTAATTTCTACGAAAGACCTTTTCAACCAGAATTAGGTTGTGGTATAAGAGAGTTGTTATTTGAGCCTTTTACACCTATGACTAAAGTTTTTTTACAAAGAAAAATAGAAGAAGTTTTGATTAACTACGAACCAAGAATACAATTACAAAATGTTGCTGTTGATGATGACCAAGATAATAATAGATTAGTTGTTGATATTTATTTTTATGTTGTTGGTGTACCAGGTCCACAACAAGTATCAACATTTTTACAAAGGGTAAGATAATAGATGTCCAACCATAAATTAGTAGTGTCAGATTATGATTTTGACGCAATCAAAACAAATTTAAAATCCTTTTTACAAGGTCAAACTCAGTTTCAAGACTACGACTTTGAAGGTAGTTCTTTAAATATACTTTTAGATATTCTATCTTACAACACTCACTATCTTGCTTACTTAGCAAACATGTCAACTAACGAGTTATATCTCGATAGTGCTGACATAAGAAATAATATTGTATCATTAGCAAAGATGATTGGTTATACACCATCATCACCAAGAGCACCTTTAGCTTCTATTGATGTTACATTAAATGCAGCTACAGGCACAAGTGTGACAATGAATAAAGGAACAGTTTTCACAACAACTGTAAATGATACTTCATATCAATATGTAACAAATTCAGATTTTACAATTACACCAGCTGCAGGTGTTTATAAGTTTTCTAATTTGCCTATTTACGAAGGCACTTTAGTAACATTTAAATATACAGCTGACACTACAGATGTTGACCAAAGATTTATCATACCAAGTGCTAAGGCTGATACTTCTACTTTATTGGTAAAAGTTCAAAACAGTTCAAGTGATAGTACAACAGAAACATATTCATTAGCAGGTGGTTATAATAATGTAACATCTACATCTAAAGTTTATTTCATACAAGAAGGTCAAGACGGTAAATATGAAATTTATTTTGGTGACGGTGTAAACGGCGCTTCATTAGATGATGGCAATATTGTTATCTTAGAATACATAGTTACAAACATTGAAGATTCAAATGGTGCAAGTTCATTTAGTTTATCAGGAAATATTGGTGGGTTTACAAATGTTACAATTTCAACTGTGTCAAGCGCTCAAGGTGGTGCAAATTCTGAAACAGATGAATCAATCAGATTAAATGCACCTTTACAATATGCAGCTCAAGACAGAGCTGTCACAACTACAGACTATGAAACATTAGTACAATCAATTTATCCAAATGCATTATCAGTTAGTGCATGGGGTGGTGAAGATGATGAAACACCAAGATACGGTATTGTTAAAATAGGTATTAAGGCTGCTTCAGGTTCAACACTTACAGAAACAACTAAACAAGATATTGTAAATAAACTTAGACCATATAATGTGGCTTCTGTATCTCCTCAAATTGTGGATCCTGAAACAACTTCGGTATTATTAACATCAACTGTTAAATATAATACTATAACTACAACTAAATCAAATGACACATTAAAATCTGAAATCATTACTGCTATCACAAATTACAATACAAATACATTACAAAAGTTTGATTCAATTTATCGTCACTCCAAATTAACAGGTTTGATTGATAATGTAGATGTTAGTATTCTATCTAACATTACAACTATTAAAATTAGAAAATCTTTTACGCCAATATTATCATCTTCGGAAAAATATAATATCTATTTTAGAAATAGTTTATTTAATCCACATACGGGACATAATACGGCTGCAGGTGGTATTTTAAGTTCTACAGGTTTCAAAGTTACTGGTAGTGATTTCGAAATGTTTTTAGATGATGATGGACAAGGAAATGTTAGAAGATATTACTTAGCTTCAGGTATTAGAACATATGCGAATGATACACAAGGCACAATTGACTATGCAACAGGAGAAATTGCTTTGAATTCTTTAAATGTTGCCTCGATTTCAAATATTAGAGGTGCAACTTCAACAGTTGTTGAAATAACTGTTACACCTGATTCAAATGATATTGTTCCTGTAAGGGACCAAATTGTAGAAATAGATGTGACGAATTCAGGAATTACAGTTACAGCAGACACATTTGTAGGAGGCTCAGCTGATGCTGGTGTAGGCTACACAACAACATCAAGTTATTAATGACAAATGGCAAAATTTAATGATAAAATTTCAACAATACTTAACAGCCAACTTCCAGAGTTTGTCGTTGCTGACCACCCCAAGTTTGCCGAATTTCTTAAAGTCTATTATCAACTTTTAGAGTCAGCAGAATTATCTATAGACACGATTGAGGGTACAGATGGTATTCTACTTCAATCAGAAACCGACCAAATAAACAATTTAGTTTTAAACTCTAGTCGAAAAGACACAGCAAGAACATTACTTGACGCTGGAGATAAAATACTTTTAGAAGAATCTACTTATGGTAAATTTACTAGAGGTGAAGTTGTAACAGGTCAAACATCAAAGGCAACAGCAACTGTTTTAGTTGAAGATATTGCCAACAATAGATTAATCATATCAGCACAAGATAAATTCATTGATACTGAGGTAATTGTAGGTGCAAGTTCAGGTGCTCAAGCACATGTAACAAATTATAGACCTAATCCAGTAAATAATATTGTAGACTTAATTAACTTTAGGGATCCTGACAGAGTTATTAATCATTTCTTAACTAATATGAGAGATGAGTTTCTGGCAACTTTACCAGAAAGTTTAGCCGCTGGTGTCGATAGAAGAAAATTAATTAAGAATATTAAATCACTTTATAGGTCAAAAGGTTCAGTTCGTGGCCATGAAATGTTTTTTAGAATATTATTTGGTGAAACTTCAGAAACATTTTATCCTAGAGAACAAATGCTTAAGGCATCCGATGGACAATTTGATTCATTAAAAGTATTAAGAGTTATTGCTACTGTAGGTGACGCAACTCTATTAGTAGGTAGAACAATAACCGGGCAAACTTCAAATGCAACTGCTATTATTGAAAATACATCTACTTTTCAAATTGGCGCTTCAACAGTTACACAATTAATTTTAAATGCAGGTAGTATTACTGGAACATTCACAGTAGGTGAAGAAGTACAAGGTACAACTGCTGATACAGATGATTACTTTATCAAAGCAAATATTACAGGTATACCTGGTACAAAAAATATTACAAATGATGGTTCATTAAACTCTACTACAGATACTATTACATTAACTGCTGGTGGTGAAGGTGCATTATTTCAAATTGAAGATATTGGTCCTGGAAAGATTACAGAAATTGTAATTGATAATAAAGGTACAGGTTACGAAATAGGTGACGCATTAACTTTTGTAAATACAGGAACACAAGGTAGTAATGCAGCCGGTTTTGTTAAAGTTGTAAACGGTGGTTTTGCTGACCAAAACGGAAGTACGGCAGCTGCCTCAGGAGTAGAAGACAGAATTGTTTTAGAAGATGAAACTACTAGAGGTGATTCATATGAAGGAAAAACAATTGTACAAGAAAAATTTACTGACTTACAAACTATAGAAGAATTATTTTTAACAAACGGTGGTAATCAATATACATCATTGCCTACTGTTACAGTTACCTCATCAACAGGTTCAAGTGCAATCGTAAAAGCTTATGGTGATGAAATAGGAAAAATTGTTAAATTAAAAACAGTTGAATTAGGTAGAAGTTATGAACAAACACCTACACCTCCAGTTTTAGGTTTCTTTAACAACATGATTGTGACGAGTATTCTAGGAACATTTATTGTAAGTAATACGGTTACAGGAGGTACTTCAGGTGCTACTGGAACAATTGCAAGTTTTGATAGTGATAGAGGTTTACTAAGAATTAAATCCGTA